GGAAGCGGTTTTGGTGCAGGTTTTTATGTAGGAGATGCTGGTGACGGTGGATCCGGCGGTGGAGCTGGCCAAGGTGCAGCTGGATCTGGTACAGTAGGCCAAGGACACGACGGAGGTATATATGGTGGTGGTGGCGGCGGTGCTGGTTCTGTTGGTTTAGGATATTGGGGAGATGGCGGTGCTGGCTTAGATTATTCAACTTATTTTAATGATGATGTAGGACTAAATGGACTGTTTGCTGGAGGTGGAGGAGGAGGAGACGGACTCCTTGCTGGTGGAGGCGACCATTTTTCAGGAGGTAATGGAATAGACGGAACCGGTGGCGGAGGCGGCTCAAAAGTTCCTGGAACAGGTGGTAACGGTGGTTCTGGTATAGTTATTATAAGATATGTCTTTGAAATATTAGAAATAATAGATCTTACATTAAGTATTAATACGCAAACGGATTTAACATCAGATTTGGTTTAATTAAAAATAATAGGAGAATAGATTAAAATGGCAACTAAAGGAGTTCCAAGACGTGATGGATCTGGTGGCGGCACTGGATCTAATAGAGGTCGTGGTGGGTGTTCACCGCCAAAAGATAAGAATAGAAGAAATAGAAAATAAGGAGGATTGAAATAAAAATGAGTGAAGATTTAGGACAAAAGAAACAGGATTTATTGAATCAAATGGCAAGTATGCAAAACAGTTTAGCAACTGCTCAAGAGGAGATAGCTGCTATCGAATCAGAAGAGAGGGCTGTTGCAGAAGCTGCAGAAACACAGGCCGTAAAAGAAGAAAAGTTACGTATAGTAAACGAAGAAGTAGTTATAGTCCAAGCAAAGATTGATGAGGTTGTAGCACCTTTGAAAGCTGAGTTGGATGAATTGTTAGCTACAAGAGCTGACATTGAGGGATCTTAAAATGGATGTCTGGATGCAGTTAGTATATATTTATGTAGTTGTTATGTTAGGCTATGTATCTGTAGATCTTTTGGAGGCATTGTATAAAAAACTGAAGGCGTAATGATGTATGCTAAAACAAATCATGCGGTTCATATTGTGGGGCATAAAAGAACAATTAAAACCTGCAAATTTATTATCAAGAGCGTTCATGATATTTAGTATATATTACATTAATTCGAGATGATTAAAAATGGAATTCAAAGGAAAAGAAATTAATTCGTTGGAAGATATAAAACAAATTCTTTGTACAGATAAAGGATTGAAAGAAGCTATTGATATTTTAGAGAATATCCCCAAACAGATTGCAGATCTTGTATTAAAACGAGATTTGAAGTTAAGTTATATTGATGACTTACTAAACCTTGTAGATATATTTAGTGAACCCAAAAACAAAGCATTACAAATAATGATAGTTAAACAGCTATGTCCAAATCAAGCTGGAACAGATTTAGAAGCTGAGTTACTGTTAAAACAGAAAAGCGTTAAGAAGATAGTTGTTGAAAAGGCGAAAGAGATTGCATTAGACGCTGCTGATTTGGTTGGTGAAATTAAGTCTTTTTGCGGAGCTGCAAAGGATTTAGATGCTGGTGCTGTAAAAGAGTCTGGTAAAAACATAGTAAATAAAATCAAAGCAGGTTTATCAAATGTTGACGTTAAAAAACAAGGTAAGACCATAGGACGTAATGTAGGTATTTCTATAGTGTTTACATTAGTTGCATGTGTTTTGTTAGGGTTTCCGTTAGTGTCTGTACCAACCAGTATTATAGCAGGTACGGGATCAGCTGCGGTGTCATTAGTAACCAAGAAATTATCTAAATAGGATGTCATATTTTTGGCAAAGAAAGTCCAGACGAAGTTAGAAGTTGTTGAGGATCATAGTAGACATATTAATCTAAAAGTTGAGAATATGTCTGAAGAGATAATACAAGCTATAGGCGATCATATATTAGATTTAGCTACCACTAACTTGGAAATGTTTAACAAGATAGATACAGGTATGTTAATGAACTCTGGTAAGGTTGAGAAAGTTGAATCAGGTGTTAATGTGGTTTTTGATGCACCATATGCAAAGAATGTAGAATTTGGTCGTGATCCAGGTATTATGCCACCCGTTGAGGAGATACAACGATGGGCTGAGCGTCGTGGTATAATCGAACGCAGAGGTAAAGGTAAACGAGGTTCACCTACTGGTGTGGGATATGCTATAGCTAAGAAGATACAACGTGACGGAATTAAAGAAACTCCGTTTTTACGTGATGCAGTGACTGTTGCCAAGAATGATATTTCTAAGATAATTAAACAATTTAAAGGAGGTAAATAAAATTGAAAACAGGATATGAAACAACTGTTATGCAAGTCAGACAGATTGGAGAATTGGCTAAGAAACATAGTTATGCTTACATTTCTAATAAGTTAAAGATGTCACGTATTACTGTTAAGAAGTATAACGATGCTTATTTAAAATTTTCATCAAAACCCGACTACCATCCTTATGCTTTTAATAAAGCAGCTAACAGAATCTTTAACATTGATAAGGCTAACGATAAGGTAGATTTTCAACATTGTTTAGTACAAGCAATGCTGAAAGGTCATAGGTGTAAGATTGAGAAAAATGGTGATACAGTTTCAATATTTGTTGGTTTTGATCAGCGTAATGTTACTGATAAATTTGTACAACAAACAAATGAACTAAAAAAGATAAAACATGATTTCGTGTTAGATGGCGTTATGAGTTTCCATTCAGACGATGCACCTATACATAAATCAGATTTAACAAATTATCTATACAAATCAGATACAACAGATTTCGACTATAAAGCCAGAATCTTTATGCATGATGCGTTGAGTTTTGATCACGAAGACATGACTGATTATACTTTGTTAGATAGATTGGATGTGTTAGACAAAATATCAGATACTGATTCCATTAAGATTTTAAACAATTCAAATCTTAAAGGTACTATTACAGACGGACGTGGTTTAAATAAAGCCATTAAAGCTGTTAGTTTATATCACGGTTCTGAGGGTGCTATTATAAAAGATTTGGATAGTGCTTATAGCAAGACAGATTCTTTGAATACCTCATGGAAAAGCTATTATCGTGATAATGTCTGGGATGCAATAGTTGTTGAAAAGAAGAAACATAAAGGTAGATTTGAATATAGTTTAGGCATAAATCTTGATAAAAAAGAAGTTGAAAAGGTTGATCAAAAGAGTACATTATCCATAAAAGACAAACTGCACTATGTACTAAAATGTACATTCATACATAAAACAGACTTTAAAGTTGGTCATGTATTAAGAATGAGCGGTGACTTTTATAAAGAGGATAACAACTATACAACCGTTTTAGAACCGATACTTGTTGAGAAGAAAGCTAACAACCATCCAGCGTCAACGTTATATACAATAGATCGTATTGCAAGATTGCATAAGAGTTATGTTAAAAAGGGTACAGATAATAACGGTAAGTTTGTTATTAAAGGTAACTTAGAGAACATAGGTATACTTGAAAATTCAATGTTTATCAAAGCTGCTGATGGTAAGATCATTATAGCAGGTTATGCAAGTACAGATAAGATAGATATTGATGGTGATAAGTTTACTTTAGTTGCACTTAAGAATGCTTTAACCGATTTTGTTAAGTCAGGGTTTGCTAATGTGAATGTTGATCATAGTAACATAACTGTAGGTAAAGTTATACCAAGTTATAAGGCAGCCGATGGAAAGCGATATAACACCGTTGTTGATGAGCATGGTATGCATGTAGTTTGTGAATTGCGTTCTGATATTAAGATGGCAAACGATCTTGTAGATGCTATTACTAAAGGTGAATATAGGTCTTTTAGTATTGGTGGTCAAGCGTTAAGATCAACAGATCCGTTTGAAGAAAACGGTCAAACAAGACGGGACATATCAAGATTGGATTTACATGAAGTAACTATTTGTCAAGAAGGACGCAACAGTGAGGCAGGGTTCAAAGTTGTTGCATCCTGATCTTTTTATTTTTTTTTAGATACGTTATACATCCAGAACTACCACTTTTGTTAATAAGGTCAAATTATACACTATGCCCCATATAAAATATTATGGAGGAAATTGTATTGACAGATGAAGAAATAAAGGCTGTTGAGACACCCGAAGCAGATCAGGGTATTGACAACCTTAACAAGACTTTGGCAGATATGTCAGAGCTAAAAGCATCTCAAGTAGATCTAACAAGCAAAATGAATACGTTAGTCGACGCAGTTACGGCACTTGCAAACAAAGCGGCTGAAGAAGATAAAAAAGAAGAACCAAAGAAACCAGCAACTGAAGAAAAGAAACCTGAAGAAGAGAAAAAGAAAGAGATAGAACCAAAAGCTGTAGAAATTCCAGAAGACGTTATTCAAAAAGCTATTGATACGAGACTTGCTGAAGCAGGTATTAAGATACCAGCAGCAACACCCAAAGATAAATCAAGTACAGGATCAGGTATAACCGGTCATTGGGATATTATAAAGAAGGCAGTATTCGACGAAAATATGACAGTTGAGGATATTGAACTACGGAGAAAATTCTAAGGTGATAAATTATGAGCGATTTATGGAATGATTTTGATACATATGAAGATTGGTTGAGGAAATATTACGAGACAGAATATGGTCGACCTTTGAAAGACGGTTTGTTTACAAAAGCTACAGATCATTATGATATTGGAGAAACTCAGTTTCTTGACGCAGATTATGCAATGGAAGTACAGACATGGATTTTGAGACATTCAGATCTATTAAGTATATTACCTAAAACTACGTACGCACAAAAGGGCGATGCTTACAAGGCAATTACAGATGAGCCAACTACAGATGTTTATTTAGCACCAACTGAGTCTGGATCATTGTTCACAGCTTACGATACATTAACAGTAACTGATGTGGATGATACAGATGGAATAGATCCTAATATCATGTTTGCTAAATGGCAAAACAGTCTACAATATAACTTGAAACAATCTTATACAAAACGTATACCTTTCGGAGAAGCACAACTCAAAGATCAACATGCAAGAGGTCTTGCTAACAGATTAGATTATTATTTGAGTTTAGATATTGATACACCAAAAGGAGAATACATAGATTCGATTGATAGAATTTGTTCTGACAGCACAGAATGTACAGATACCACATACATCTCAGCAACAACCGATGCAGATATATATGGTTACACAAGAACTAATGGAGCATACGATGCACAGGTAAGTCTACCAGCATCAGCTGCAGACAGAGTTATGTCATGGGATTTATTGGATGGGGTAACTGATGATGCTATTGGATATGCAACAGCACCATACAACTATGTAGCTTATACAGCACACTCAACATTGAATGAAATTCAGAAATTAGATGATCCAAAACAGCGATTTGCAAGTGGAGATTTAACTGCACAATATACAATAGGCGGAGTTAAAACAAGAAAGGGTGCAGATGTAGGATTCAGTGTAGCAAGTATCACTTCAAGTGGTATTACAGCACCAATCTTTGGAGCACCAGCAGGACACATTGCTAATCCAAGTACGACAGGAACAGGTAACTTGTATTTCATGGATTTCGATCACATTGAATACAGAGAAGCACTACCAACAACTTTCATCAAATCTGAAATGAAAGATATGTTAGCAATTGACACACCAACATTGAAATATGCATTCGTAAATGCAGCAGAATTGATTTGTACTCAGTTCAATACACAATGTGCGGTTAAATGGATAAAGGCATCAACATAAGCCTCTAATCCTTTTTATTTATTTAAAGGAGATGATTTGAATATGACAAGTCGAGCAGGAAATATAAGAACAATATCTGCCATGAGTCCATTGATCAAAGAAGATTACGAACTTTTATGGGTACCTTACACAGCATTCACAGATGCAGGTAACGCAGCAGTAGCAGCTATAGGTGGCACAGAAACTTACGGATTATCATTTGACGCATCAACTGAAGAAGTAGTTGACACTAATATTTTATTACCAAGAGATCTTGATGATAATTTTGATATAACAGCTAACGTTTATTGGAGTTCATCAAGTACAGCAGCTACTGGAGTTATGTTTGATCTTGAATATCTTAGTACAGGAGCAGGTGACGACGTAGGTGTAGCACATACATCAGTTGAATCGTTTGATACCGACAGTGCTACAGCAGACGCAATGATGATTAGTGATGATGCAACATTCTTAGCAGCCAACATTACAGCCGGTGATGTATTACATTTAGTATTTAGTCGTGCTGCTGATGATGGTGATGATGATGTTACAGTTGATGCATCATTATATGGTGTGAGGTTGAAATATACAAGGAGGTCATTATAAATGACCACAAGTAGACCTGGGAGTGTTTTATCTTTAAGTGACCAGGATCCTACAATAAAAGAAGACTATGAGTATCTATGGATACCGTACACAGCTTTTACTAACGCAAGTGCAGCTACAGCAGGTGCTGTAGGTGCAACAGAAACTTATGGGTTAGATTTTAATGCGGATGCTGAAGAGGTAATTGATACCAACATTCTATTACCACGAGATTTAAACGCAGATTATGATATAACAGCTAACGTTTATTATAGCAGTTCTACTACAAGCGGATCTGGTGTAGTTTGGGATTTGGAATATATCTCAACAGGTGCTGGTGATGATGTGGGCGGAACTAACGTAGATTTAAGTGATACTTCAGTAGATAGTGCAACTGTAGATGCAGTTGTAGTAAGCGGAGATCTAACTATATTGAACGCAAACATAACTGCAAACGACCTATTACATTTAGTATTAAGTCGTGACGCTGATGAAGTATTAGATACGTGTGATGTAGATACAACATTATATGGTCTTAGATTAAAATACACAAGGAGGTCTTTATAAATGGTTAGACAATCTCACGAAGCGTATGGTATTATAGACGGCATTGTTTGTAAAGTATTACAACCTGATGATTCAGACAAATTAGATGCAAACACGCCTTTCTTTAGTTTAGAAGCTGATGCTATTAGAAAAACAAAAAGTGGTAACACTGTTTCTAAAGCAACTAAAATCAAAAAGAAAGTAGTTACAGATGCCGGTGCTAAACAAGCCGTTAGTGATTTCAAAACAAAGTTAGAAAACATTACTAACAAAGTAGTAGCAAAGAAGGTGTGATCAATGGGTGGAGAATTTATTGATGTATTGTTTGCAGGTGTAAGCACTACAGCAGAATCACCGTCTGTGGATGTATTAAAGAACACAGCTAACTATAGTTTGATTACTACAGCAGGAACAGTTTCTTCAGGTGCGGTTATATTACTTGAAGGATCAGCAGATAATACCAATTGGATTACATTAGGTACAGATACAATAGTAGGAAACGGCACTACACATCTTAACTCAAAAAGTAAGGTTAGATGGGTAAGAGCAAATATGAATGACTATACAGATGGTACTTATACGTCAACTTTGATAGTAGACTCAATATTGTAAAATTCGGGGTTGAATACCCCCATATTTATTTAACGTATGTATGTAAGATAAGAAGTGAAAGAATATGGCTACAGTTTATATAACACATGCTGAATTATCAGCTTTTCTAAGATGGCCCACAGGTGGCTTCGATGCAGACACAAACCCTTCATCAGATTCTGCAGATGATATTATTAATAGAGCTGAAGGGTTAGTAGATTTAAAAACAAATCATTCGTGGCAAACTAAAACTATTACGGATGAATATTATGATTATGATGGTACAGGTTTGTTAAAGTTAAGACATGATAATATATATACTTTAACAGATGAAATAGATAAAATGGAGGTTTACGAACATGTTACCGATAATACTTACACAGACTTTGTGGATGAGGATACAGGATATACAGCTACAAGAGGGTCGGATTTCTGGGTGGATTACACGAGAGGAATTATATATTTCGGCAATCAAGAACCTAAGCGAGGATTTCGGAGAATACGGATGACCTATAGGTACTATACGCAAACAGTACCACAACATATTAAATTAGCTACAACTTATTATGCAGGAGCTTTGTTACTTGATACAGAAGATTTTCAACCTATCCTACCTACAGGTGCGGGTGTTGAACAGGTATCTTTTGATGGCAAGTCATCAAGGTGGCGTGAAATGGCTGATGAGATTTGTGAGAAAGAATACAGACCAGCTCATGTTCAATTAGATACTAAGTTACACCGTGGTGATTATTACAGGGGTCGTAGAGAATGAAAGATGGGTTAGCTACTATTAATACTTTACTACAGGTCCCGGCAACGGGTGATTGGACTATAGCTAATACAGGTAGTCGAGCACCTACTGTTGTTAAAAATTACGAAGCTAAACGTGTGTCTGTTAGTTCTGGTACTGATAAGGTATTGATATATTATACTTCAGGTAATCAACCGGTAACTCCTGACATAACTGATAATTATAGGGATGAGAGTTCTTATGTTTCTATTAAAGTTAGTACAGCTTTAACTGAAGCCCAAGCTCAACTAATGGCAGATGAAGTCATTAGGATCATGGATAAGAATCGTAAAAGCACTGATGCAAGTTTTAGTAGGATAAAACCTATTAGAGGTCCACTACCATCTCATGCACATTTTGGTCCAGGTAACGGTGGCATCTGGAATTTCACATTGGATTATGAGTTAATCCATTATCACACAGCAAAATCAAATTCATAGAGGTAGGTATGTATGGTATATAGAGCTGATGAAGCTACAATTGGATTTAATGGTGAGGGCTATTTTGTAAGTAGTACAAGTGCTACTACTAAATTATATGGTCTTAATCAAGAACACCAAACTTATGGTACAGTATCAACAACAACAACCGAAGCTGCCGGTGATATAACTTTCACAGATTCAAGTGCTGAATGGATAGTTGATAATTTAATAGGTACTAAAGTAAAAGTATGGGAAGACGATACTAAAGCAGCGTATTTAGGAGAAGGGACTGTTGATGATAATACGGGGACTACCCTGGTAGTTACTGAATTAGATTTTGATACAAGTCCAAAAGATGACGCTGCTAATTATTATGAAATTGATTCGTTTGCTATGGACGCTATACAGGCATACCAAACGTATGATTTGGGTATACTATTTGATGGTGAATTGGAACTACCAAATCCTGAAGCCGAATGGTTTTCTCTACGAGCAATAGACGGTACACGAGATGTTAATACTTTTGTACAAGGCAAATACGAATCAAAATCAAGCATGAGTGGTAGATTACGAGTACCACGTATGTTGTTTTATGCGTTAGGATGGGACTCTGTTGTTGATGACGAAGCAGGGACATATACACATACATTAACAGGTAATAGTGTTATACCTTCTTTTGTTATGGAATCTGCATATACTACAGGTAGCGATTTCGTTAGATATTTTAAAGGATCTAAAGTTAATAGTTTAAAGATAACTGCTAACACCGACGATCCTATGCAAGCTGAGATGGAAGTGTTTACAGCTATACCAGAGAAAACTTCTAATACAGTATCTACAGTTGTGTTAGATAGTAATACCGGTAATTATTATTCAGGAGACCCCTATATGTTTTACCAGGCGGGTAGCGGTATGTCATATCTTGGAAATACTTATGGATGTGTTACTGCTTTTGATTTTAGTATCACAAACAATCTAACTGAGAATTATTGTTTAAATGCTACCAGTTCAAAATATCCTGCAAGTTTTACTGAAGGGCCACGTGAGTATGAATTGAATGCTACAGTTAGAGTTTCTGATTCTACTATGTGGGATGAGTTAATGAGTCCTACAACCACGTCTGCTAATAGAACAGTCACATTAGAATTCACACGCAAAACGTCTTATGATACGTTAAAATTAGAATGTGAAAATTGTCAAATGATTTCAGCACCGCATAACATTGGTGAAGAGGGGCCAATAGAGGTTGAAGTTAAGTTAATACCAAAAACTGTTACTATTACATCGGTGGATAATAAAGAAACGTATATGGTACATTACATAGCATAACGCTCTCATCTTTCACCACCGTGTACCACGTCAGAGGATGCGTGGCTAAACGAAATCCTCACATTCGTATGTATGTGAGTTGGTAAGTATGAAAGATTTAGAAGATAGAAAGAAAGAATTAGAGAATGATGTTCTTTTTATAAAGAACAAGATGCAAGGGTTGCAGAACGAGATGAACGAGAATGCAACAGAACTTGTAAAACTACAAGGTCGGTTTGAAGAGATCGATTATATTATTGAACACTTTTCTGAAGAGGAGGACAAAGAAGATGTCAAACCTGAATGACATTCTAATCACTGATGAGAAGTTTAAAACTATCATAAATCATGAGATAAAAGTTGACGGTGATAAATTTACTATCGGTGTACGTGATCCTAAAGGGATTACGTGGGGTGAGAAAAGAAAGTTAGTTAATCAATATTATGATATGGATATGAAAAATCCTGAATCTACTAAACTCAATATGGAAAAAGGAGATTTAGCAAGATACCGTGCGTTTTTGAAATATATAAAAGATGACGAAGGTGAGAAACCTGTAACAGAAATTATGTTACGTGGTCTGCCATCAGAATTCATGGAAGCTGTTGAGGAGTTTATACCATCAATGCAATCTATGATGTTAGGTATTTCAAAATCACTTAAAAAAAAATAGGACAAATAGTAAACTCACGTAGTGGGTACGTCTGTGTCAATGATCCAAGAGTACAACAGATGATAATTGAATATGATATGGTATCTGAAGGGTTTGGATATTTTGACATTCAAAACATGTCAAGTGAGAAAGTTGAGATGTTTCATGAGTTGGTAGTTCAAAAGAAGTTACGTGAGAAACGAGAAATGGATAAAGCTAATAGAGGATGATTGAGTTATGCCTGAAGAAGAGTTAATGAAACTTATAGTTAGTATCGGTGCAGATCTAAGCGAATTAAAAGAAGGTATGAAAGAAACCGCTGAAGCTGCTAAGAAGACTGCTAAAGCTGTTAGTATGGTAGGTG